TATAATTATAGTTTACGATAAGGATGACACTATAAAGCAAGTGATATCTAAACAGTTCAGAAATTAACTTTGGGAGGTATTGCATGGCGAAATACTTTACTGACGATCAAATTGAATCAATACTACGCAGTTATCCTAGATTGAAAAGTCAATCGGTTATTGAAGAAGAAAAGCTATTTGGATTATTTCCGTCATGCACGGCTAGTTATGACGGTATGCCACACGCATCAGGTGTTAGCAACCAGACCGAGAATCTGGCAGTTAAGCGCGCAGGCATACCGGATACTAGCAGGCAGGTTAGAGCCATAGAGTTAGCATACAATGCATTGACAGGTGAGTGCAAGCAATTAGTAGCGTTATATTATTACCAGAGATTGCGGAAGTATGAGGTGCAATCAGAAATGAGCATATCGGATGAACAATTTCGGTATCGGAAGAAAGATTCTCTCGATACTGTCAATGAAATCCTATCAACAACAACAAAAGAACACAAAAACAACAGCATTTTAACGTAAACAAATAAAAACAAGTGATATGCTAGTAGCATAGAAGTATATCGGTTAGCGGCTCTCATGCGGGAGTCGCTTTTTTATTATGTGCAAAGGATGTGTATTAATATGCAGGCGGTATGCAATGTAGACGGTTGCGTTAATAGGTTAAGTGAGTTGTGTATGTTAAAGAAAATAAGGATTGATGATGAGGGAAGATGTGCCAGTTTTGTAGGGTTTGCAGAGTTTTGCAGGAGGAATAAGGGTGTGGATGTGGAGAGGTGCAGGTAAAAGGAAAAAACCGCCTATTAAGACGGTTTAATCGTAAATTGGTTCTTGATTTATGTGTTTACAGTATTTTATATAATCTTTTAAGTAATGATTTTTTATTCTTCTGTAATTTTTATCAAAGTCTAATTCACTCCAACAAAAGAACGAGTTCCAATATTGTCTAAAGTCGATCATTTTTAAACACTCCTTAATTTTTTTAGATACTCTTTAAGTTGCTGGTATTCGGTGGTGGTAATGTAAAATTGATGCTTATTTCTTCCCGTTAATGGTCTTCCCGCACCTTCACGCTTGCCGCCTTGTACGGGGTTATTATGGCAATCTCTATTGTAACTAACCAATGAGCAAGTTGGGCAATCACCGTTATTTTGTGTGCAATATGGTTTCATTGTTACCATTCCTTTATTTCATTTTTATAATCTTCAACCCAAGTTTCTGTAAATATTTTACCAAGGGCAGTAAAGTCTATTTCATCCCAGTAAACTTCATTTTCTTCGCAGTAATCGTTTATTATGTCAGTTACATCTTCGGCTAAATCGGAATTTAATATTTCATCTATTTTTTCACTTTCATCCATTTTAGATAGTTCAGACAACGCTTGGAATCTATGGCTACCAGTTACTAATCCCATATTTGTGTAGAGTATTGGGCAACCTACCCAACCATTTTCCAATATTGAATCTTTAATTTCGTTCACCTTGTTTGTATCGACTTTGTTTATTAAAGAGTAGCAATTGATATCGTAATAGTTAGCCATAGTTTTTCCTCCTCGTTTTTATCTTTGATTTAAGTATACCAAATTCAAATTTGAATGTCAACACCTAAAATCAAAATAAATATAAAAAAATACCCCGTTGCTTAAGCAGGGTATAGAGCTATGTAGTTTGTGAAAACAAACTATGGTTTAATGTATGCGGTAAATTACTTAATATGATTAATAGTTTAGATTATTTTTGTAAGGAAGTGAAATAGTGTTTTGCTATGATAAAACGTGCCCATATCACGACAATAAGCAATGCGGCAGGCACACGGTTAATGTACAAGAGTGTAAATCAAATAGGAGAGCGCAAAGGCGATATGAGTGGGTGAAATATCAGGCTTGGCCTATAGAGGTACGGGGCGATTGGGTAAAAGAAAAACCAGCTTATTAGGCTGGTTTAGTGTGTTCCGTACATTCTTGGCAATCGCAAGGAACTGCACTGCGAATAACTCTAAGTAAATCATTTTGTTTATCTTCGTGCGCTGTATGACACTGCGAATCAACAAATTTAAAACCGTATTCACTCATTGCCCAGTAGCCATCCTCATCAAAATATATCTCGCGTACCATTTTATGATATTTGTTTGGCAATTTAATAGTTGTTGAATTTTTCACTTTTCAACACTCCTTAACTTTTTTAGATACTCTTTAACGAGTTTCTTCTCATGCTCATGCACTCTTACGGTCCAGTTTTTTAAGGTTGGGTTGCCGGTAGGGACTGGTGGTCTGCCAGCCCCGGTGCGCTTACCGCCTCTCATAATGAGCAATCCACAATATTTTTGACACCGTATGATCCTATACTTTTATCTCTGTCAACCTTACAAATTAATTCAAAACCCATATTTTTGCAATATTTTTTAGCATTTCTTAATGAGTTTTCAAAAGTTTTAGCTTTAAACTGACCACAAAACAACTCTGCACCTTCTTTAATAATAAAGTTAAAGTTATCCATCGCATACCGATTGCCAAAATTATTTTTAAGTTCTTTTTGCGAAAAATACAGTTCAATTGTTCTATTTGTTTTATTATAGCTTCCGGTAACTTGTTTATGATTGTTGTATTTGTTTTTATAATCCTTATAAGATACTGCAACGACTGTCATATTGGCCAAATGAGGATTGTTGTCACCAAAACTGAAATATGATTCTCTTGATTCCATCATTTTGTCCCCTTTAGTTTTATTTTATGTCTTATTATAACAATAGTTTAGAATTAATGCAATACATTTTATCAAAATAGTTTAATTTATTTTTAGGAGGTTGAAATATGAACAAGAACCAATGCGATTACTACGTTGCAGCCAAGAAAGACATAGTAAATTGCTGCAATTGTGTCAATTGGGATGGTGATCGGTGTAGGTGTGCGGATAGGGTGCTGGGGAGGGAGTGAGCATGGATAGAGCAATTATAGATTGGATGTTCGAATATCCATACCTTTCCTTTATGATATTGTTTGTTTTTGCTCATAGTGTTGGCGGATGGTTTAGAAAGTAGTTTTTTATCGAGCCACTATGTACGGCGTTGAGGTAATGTTGCTCGAGATATGGTGGTAATGTTGGATGCGGAGTTAAGGAGGTGAGTTTATGGCAGGTGGAAGACCAACTAAATATAAAGAAGATTATCCTAAAAGAGCATATAAATTATGCTTATTAGGAGCAACAGATAAACAATTAGCTGATTTCTTTGAGGTTAATGAAGATACTGTAAATAAATGGAAGATAGATTATCCAGAGTTTTCCGAGTCCTTAAGGGCTGGCAAGGATGATGCTGACGCTGTTATTGCTCAAAGCTTATTTAATAGGGCGAAAGGATACAGCCATCCAGAAGACAAGATATTTAACGATGATGGTCAGGCAATGGTTGTGCCGACTATTAAGCATTATCCACCAGATACTACAGCCTGTATATTCTGGTTAAAGAATAGGCAGAAATCTAATTGGAGAGATCGTACTGAAACGGAACTAACCGGCAAGGATGGAGCACCAATCCAAGTTGAGTCAATGACACCAGAGAAGCGCAAAGAGCGGATTAATGAATTGATTGCTAAGTATCAGAAATAGGGCGGAGGAATGAGTAAATGGATCTTGATGCATTGTGGTCGACAACTAAGCTTCTATTATGCATGATTGCTTGGCTTATTGGCTGGTATGCCATATTCTGCGTTTTAGGAATTCGTTAGTATATAAAATCATCTAAGTGCCGTAACGCGCTACTCTGTTACTATATATATAGTAGGAAACTTTAGTGATTATCATTGAGAATGTAGTATTTATAAGTGTTTATAGTAACTTTTGAGAATGTGATACTTATAGAGTCAAAACGATAGTTATCCATATAAAGGGGAAAGTGGTGATTTTTGATGACATATGCAGACTGGCTAATCATGACTGGTGGCAAAACAACTATCACTGAGGAATATTTCAATAAGAGAAAAGTTGAGATAGAGGCGCAAAAACAAACCAAAAAGTATTGTCTCCACGAGACATTGACTAATTTGCAACAGTATTTAAAGAGGATAACCCGCAAAGGTGCGTAAATGCTGGATTGTCTAATTACGTAAATATTAATTTTCACGGTTAGGAGTTGATTATATGGATAACGATACATTTACTTTATGGTTTGCAGTAATAGGTATTTCTCTATCTGTTGTTATTCAGATAATGATACATTACGATGATTAACCTAAACATCAGCAAGAAAGTATTCAAGAAGGTTATGCTATGTCGTTAACACTACAAGAAGAAGAAGAACTCGTTATGCTTACAAATTGGGATACATGGAGCCAAGACCCCTGGAAATGGGTTAAAGATTGCTGCTACACAATGGATGAGGCTGACGAAGGAAAGACCAAGAAGTTTCCTGATAAAGAGTATTTAGCATATATCTGTACCGTATGGATGCAACAAAACATACTAGCGATACCTAAGACACGCCGTATGATGCTAAGTTGGATCATGCTTGCGCTCCATTTATGGGCAGCGTTATTCCATCCACAGTTAGCCGTATTCATTCAGAGCAAGAAAGAGAAAGATTCTGCATTCCTAATGTCTGATGAGCGGTTGATGTTTATTTACAATCATTTGCCAATCGAATACAATTGGCCTAAGATTATCAAAAAGAATGGCGGCCCCGATGGCGTAGGTTATAGTTACATAAAGTTTAGCAATAGCACTTATATAATGGCAGTAGGCCAGGGTGCTGACCAGATGCGCGGTTATACTGCTTCCTATGTAATGCTGGACGAAATGGCGTTTTGGGAGCAGGCAGAAGCAAGTTGGGGATCGTTGAAGCCTACTATACAAGGTGGAGGAAAGGTTGCTTTGATTAGCAGCGCAGGCCCAGGATTCTTCCAGCGCATATGTGAGGGTGAGATTTAATGCAGGGAATAACCGAAAGCAAAACAGACCAAGGAATACACATACTACGCATACACTACACAGCAGATCCAGACAAGCGTTCTCCTGAATGGGTAGCAGAGCAGAAACGTGGCATGACAGCCGCAGCGTGGGCTAGAGAGATGGAAATAGACTTTCATGTGTTTCCTGGCAAACCGTGGTTCCCTGAGTTCGATTATGAACGCCACGTATCAAAAGAAGAGTTGAAGCCGATACGCGGCAGACCAATTGTTAGAGGATGGGACTATGGACTTACACCAGCTACAGTGTTTACGCAGACTACCGCCAAAGGACAGATGCTAGTATTGTATCCTGAGTTACAGTCAATTGATTGCGGTATACTTAATCATGGAAAGATCGTAAAGTCAGAATCAAATAGTTTATTTGCTGGCCATGAGTTTAGCGACTATGGAGATCCTGCCGGTAATCAACGCAGCCAGAACGATGAGAAGACAGCTAACGAACTACTACGGACTGAACAAGGTATATATGTATTACCGGGCCCGGTAGCACCTACTGCACGATGGGAAGCTGTTAGAAGGTTATTGACTACAACAACTCCTGATGGACAACCAATTATTTTGATTGATTCTCGCTGTACTTGGATTATTGGAGCATTCACTGGTGGGTACCACCGAAAAGAAGTTGCTGGAAGATTACTAGAAGAACCAGACAAAAATGAATACAGCCATATTATGGACGCTTTGGGCTATGTTGCTGCAAGCGTCTTTTCTATTGGTAATGGTAAGCGCAGGTTAAAAGAAGGTAGGAAATTGGGGGCGTTATAGGATGAAAAATGAAACAAGATTAATTAAAATGCTAATGAGTGCTTACAAGGCTGGGAAAGAACCTACAGGAGTTATATGCGGGTGTGATCCAAACAGTATAGTTGGAGACCCTACGACATTAACAGTAGGTAAAGTGTATTCATTAGAAACTCCTTTCGGTATCATAAAAATAAATCGAGATAGAAGACTAAAAGATAAAGAGTTTGTATTAATTTATGAATAGGAGGTGACAACTTGCCACAAAATGAACCCGTAGAATTTGATGAACAGGAAAACGGTACAGGAGATAAGCCTAAGCCTATCAGTGATAACGTGCGTGAGGACATACGCAGGAAACTTGGCTCGTTAGTGCCAGCAGCACGTACATATAAGGACACTGTAATAGAGCCTAAAGATCGTGATCGTTACCGTACATATTACGGTGATCCTGACTTATATGTTGAAATGTTCCCAAAGTTAAGCCAGAACTCATCTATTGTCGACACATCGGTAAGACAGGCCATTAAACGCCAGTTAGCGGCACTTATAAAGATGTTCTTCGGCACTGAGGACGTTGGCAGCGTACAAGGTAGAACAGCACAGGACGATGCCAATTCAGAGGCTATGCAGGAATTGTGCAATTTCCAAATACTATACCAAATGCAAGGTTATCTTAAATTCTCACATTGGTTTACTGATGCGCTTATTATACTGCTTGGAGTGCTAAAGATAACATGGCAGCGTGAAACAGAACAGACAGATGAAATGCAGACAATACCGGCACAGGCACTAGAACAGTTTACAGCACAGTGCAAAGAGAACAATGTAAAAATAGCAATGGTTGAACCCAACCAGCATGATCCAACACTTGTAGATGTAACTATGAGTTATGAAAAGGTTATCAAAAATCAACCGTTATGTGAGAATGTTCCACCGTCAGAGTTTATGTGGACTCCAAATGCTAGGAATAAGGAAGACTGCAACTTCTTCCAGCGCAAGAAAGTGTCGCTTGACTACTTAAAACGCAATGTTAAGTACACAGATGCTAATGGTGACGAATACGGCATGTATGATAAAAAGGCTGTAAGTTCACTAAAGGCCGGTGATGATGGCGGCGACAGGGGAATTGATTCTCCGCTTGACATTACTATCAAGGATAGTCCTTATTTTAATGATGCAGAGATATTGCCGCTTGAGGATCCTGCGGCAGTAGTAGAGATAGTAGAGTGCTACTTCAAACATGATATAGATGGTGATGGTTTACTAGAGGATGTTATCGCAACATTATGCGGTGACGTTCTTTTACGTTGTGACGAAAATGAAGATGGTAATCCATTCTGCCTAATAAGCCCCGAATATGACCCTCACAGGATCATACCTAAGTACGGAGCTATTGATACTATGGCACAGTGGCAACACCTTCTGACAGCCAATATACGACTTCTAGTGCAGAATATAGCGCAGAATAATAGCCCACAAATTGCTATTCAATCAGACATGTTTGTTGACCTTGACCAGATAATTAATGGTGAGGAATTTTGGGAGATCAAAGGTGACGTAAATGCGGCGTTTAAACCTGTTTCTCAGCCTAGCG